GTGCTGTACAAAACACCGCTACCGCTGGTGTATTCGACCTTGACATCGACTCCAACGGACGTTGGTCTGTTGAGAAGTTCAAGGGTCTCCTGTTCCAAATCGAGCGCGATGCAAACGCAATCGCACAAAGAACTCGTCGCGGAAAGGGCAACATCATCATGTGCTCTGCAGACGTTGCTTCTGCACTGACCATGGCTGGTGTGCTTGACTACACCCCTGCGCTCAACGCTAACCTCACCGTTGATGACACCGGTAACACCTTCGCTGGTGTTCTCCAAGGCAAGTATCGCGTCTACATTGACCCATACTCTGCAAACCTCAACGCTAACAACACTGCAAACGGCAACCAGTATTACGTCTGTGGTTACAAGGGTTCTTCCCCTTATGACGCAGGTCTGTTCTACTGCCCATACGTTCCTCTGCAGATGGTTCGTGCCGTTGGTGAGAACTCCTTCCAGCCTAAGATTGGCTTCAAGACCCGTTATGGTCTTGTTTCCAACCCCTTCGCTGAAGGAACCAACCAAGGCATGGGTTCACTCAACGTTAACCAGAACCGCTACTACAGAAGAGTTGCGGTTAAGAACCTCATGTGATATAATTTCCTTACGTGTGAAGGAAGTGCAAAGGGAGTCTTCGGACTCCCTTTTTTTATCTAAATACTTAGAAAAACGATGGCAAGATCACAAATAGAAAATCGTAATTTTCTTGCTCCTACTGGGTTTCAATTTAATTTAAAGAGGAGTCCAAAAGTTGCCTTTTTCTGCAATGAAGCAAATATCCCAGATTTGAATCTTGGTGTTGCTATTCAAG